ACGCCTTAATCATGGCCTTCTTGCAGATGTCGGAGGCGCTTCCCTGTATTACAGCGTTGACCGCCTGCCTTTCCGCTCTAGCCCGTAACTCCTCCTTTGAGGAGTTAATGTCAGGCAATCGTCGGCGACGACCAGAGATGGTGGTGACGAATCCGTCCGTCTGGGCTTGGGCGACAATCTTACGCTTCCACTTGGTCAACCCAGAGAACTGTTCGTAGTACTGATTAATGACGAACTTGGCTCGTGTCTGGGTTATGCCTGCTGTGGCCGCTAGTTTCCCAGCCCCCCCGCCATACGCCGTAAGGAAGTTGGTGGCCTTTCCTATTTGTCGCTCTTCACTGGTAACGTCAGTGACAGGCTTGTCAAAGACCAGTGCCGCAGCGCCTGAATGAATGTCAATACCCTTGTCGAAAATGTCCATCATGTTGGGGTCCCGGCTGAACATAGCCATAACTCGGAGTTCAATCTGATCGTAGTCGGCCACGATAAGGGTACAGTCAGGGTCTGCCTTGAACAGCCCACGGATGCTGGAGTCACGGGGGATATTCTGGAGATTTGGGGTGGATGAAGACAGTCTTCCGGTGGCCGTTCGGTGGAGATGGAAATTCGGATGCAGCCTCTCCTTGTTGATTTTCTCCAGCAGACCGTCCACGTAGGTGCTCTTCAATTTCTTATATTCAGACCACGCCAGAAACAGAGGTATTACTGGATGCTTGTCCTCTATAGCCTTCAGTGAATCATGGTCTACCGATGCCTGCCCCTTCTCGGTCTCCTTGGTAGGCTTCAGGCCCAGACCCCCGTCGGTCTTCTTATCAAACAGGAACAAACGCTTGTCTTTAACAGAGTCGGGGTTGAATCCGGGGTAGGTCAGGGCAGTGATCTCCGAACGGACCTCCTTCATCTGTCCGTCCAGTTCCTCCCCCAGTGCTGCCATCCCCTCACGGTTGACACACATCCCATCGTGCTCCATAGCCATGAGCACCTCTAGGACCTCTGAATCCTGTTTGACCACATCTCCCAGTTTGTCGGTGTTGTTGACAGAGCGAGCCAAGCGCTGATACAGCAGCCACGTCCAGCGGGCGTCAAGATGGACGTAGTCACAAGCGATTGAGAACGGGGTGTGCCCAATAACTGCCCCCACCTTCCCATGCTTTGCATAGGGGTCGTGGTCGTGGAAGTTGTGGGCTATCAGGGAGGTCAACCGGAAGGACGATATGTTTTCGTCCAATGCGTGCTGTAGCAGCATGGTGTCGTGGAACGGCCCCACCGGGAGTTTCCCGTAATACTTTGCTATGGTGCGAGCATCAAACTTGACGTTATGTCCCACCTTGAGGATGTCTGGATTAAAGAACAAAGGCTTCAACGCCTCAAAGACCTCTGTACGGGATAACTGCTTCGGTGGGTCTGCGTACACGGCGGGCTTAAGGTATCTAGCCCTCGCCATAGACTCAGTGCCGTTCTTTAGGATCTTTCGGTAACCCGCTGGCGGTACGGTTGTGCCATCCCCCCGTTCCTCTTCCGTCAAGACTTCCCCTATAGGATGCCCCACTGGGATAGCCCAAGAATGTTCGGACGTGGCAATACCCACCCAGATGACCTCATTACGGTGGGGGTCCAGAGCGATGCTCTTGGTCATAGCCTCCGTCTTGGACGACCTAGTACGCTCAATGACCGACTCAGAGGTGGTCTTCAGTCCAAGTACGTGGCTACGCACCTGCTGCTCTACGGATGCCTCTAAGTCAGGATGATGCTCAAGAACACCTAGGGTCTCCACGTCAAAAGCGAACGCCCCCGCCTGAAGAACGGTAGCAACTAAAGCGTGTATTTCCGAGACGGTGGATAAATAGCGAGGGCCGGGGAGTATGAAGGGGGGAACAACCCGACCCCCGCTAAACCGTTTAGATGACTCCAACGTCTTCGTTGACGATGCTAACCATCTCAGCGTGTGTGGAGATCCGCAGGATGTCGGCGTCATACGCCTTTGCTGCGGCCTGCTCCAGAGTCTCTGCGGGCAGAGGATCGACGTGCCACTCTTCCTTCAGGTCCCGCTCCTTGATGAGCAGGTGGTTGTACTGAGTCTGCGGACCAGTACCTGAGCGACTGACGGCCCAGTAGTGCTTCGACAGGGGACCCTGACGCTCATCCTCGTTGAAGTTTCGAAGGGTGGCGATGACCCGTGTACCCGCCTCGTAGGAGCGCAACACTGGCTCCTCACCACGCTCCAGCAGGAGCACGTTGAAGGCAAACAGAGGACGGGGCCGGTTACCGGCATCACAAAGAGGACACCCATTACTGTCCATCCCGTCCCGGCACACAAAGGACTTCTGGCCGGTGCGGTTGACCCAGTGCTGCCGCCATGTGGCGTAGGGCTCATCCTGTATGAACTTGATCAGAACAGCGTCTGAACCAGTCTTCAATCGGACGGCGTAGTTAGCGTCATCCTGCTTCATGCTGTCCACGGCAGCCCAGCCTGAGCGGACCACCTTTCGGACATCTTCAGTTGGTGTGACAGGCTTCTCTGTCACGTCATAATCTATGGGCATAATCGTCTCTCGTTTCTGTCGTTACACCGGCCACTGCGTGGTGGTGTGTTTCTTAAAGCCGGTCCAATCGGCTTCCCTATGTTCATTGAGGCGGTAGACCTCAACGGCGGTGAGCAGGAAAATGACCTGCTCCCGACTGTAGAGGCGGCGACCCTTGGGTTCACCGCCCTGAATCCCTACACCCTTCGGGGCTGGGGTTCGATAGTTGGCGTGGGGAATCCACCCATTGCTCTCCCACTTGCGAATGGTCACAGCCTTGCGATGCAGCAACTTAGCCAACTCTCCGATGGTGTAGAACTCCCGTAGTTCTCCCCCCACCTTGTAGTTGGTGGATCTGGCTGTGCTTAACACCTCATCCATAATGGTCTTTGGTTTAGGGCTATCTGACCGATTTCGCGGGGGGGTAGTACCCGGATAATCACTTTCCTCAGATTCGTCATTTTCCAGAAGGTCAGAGTGATCACGCTTCATCAAGTGCTGAAAGTATGTGTTGGCCCTAGTGCTCATAGTTTGAAAGCCCACGTCTCTCGCTCTACGTAGAAAGCATCAATCTCTGACCTGACCCGAGAATCATCCCACGCTAGGGCTAGGACCTTGTCCTCACTTAACCTCTCAATCACTTCACTAACCTCGTCCCACAGCCCCGTGGACTTGGCCCACTCCTCACATGCCGCTGCGTCAAACGACTTACTGACTCGGCGTTCACGCTTGAGTTTGTGGTCCCCCACCTCAAACCAACGGTGCCCATTCTCCCCTTCGTACCCACGTTCGTCCACTAGTTCGATCAGTTGAGACTTTAGTCCATCGGCGCGCTTCTTTGCTGCATCGGCCATCTCCTTGGCAGCCTTGTATTCCTGCACGAGCCGCAGATTGAATGCTGCGTCGTCATTCTCGGTCCACTCACAGTCGTCCATCATACCTCCGATGATGATAGGAAGTCGGACAACGAGCCCAGCGTTATCTCGTACCGACCTTGGGCGTCATAGCCCTTGTCAATGAAGGCCCGATTGATCAGGCGCTTCTCTTGGAGCATCTCGTACTGCCTCTCCTCAATGCTCCCGCGCATGACGAACGAGGTCACAGTGACGTGCGGGAACTCAGAGGACAGCCTGATGATGCGTGACTCACGTTGATCCAACTTCCCTGCCGACCACGGTAAGTCATAACTTATCAGATGGTTCGCCATCGGGAGGTCCACTCCATACCCCCCGGCGTCGGAGGACAGGAACAAGCGAGTGCTGGGGTCGTTGGCGAACTGCTGCTTGGCGGCGTCCTTCTCTTGAGAAGACATCCCCCCCATGAACACGACACTCTCAGTTTTACCGTAGAAAGCCAGCCTTAGTAGTTGGAGATTCATCCTAAAGAACGAGAAGAGCACGACCTTGTTGTTGGGATCTTCATCCAGAATGTTAATCACGTACTCAACAACAGCATCCAACTTTGGTGACCTAGTAACGGACTTCAACCAGCCCGCTTTGACAATCGTGCTAGCGTAAGCACTTCCCTTATCCGAGGACTCGTCATAAAGTCTGGCCGAAGCACGAACCAACTCCGGGTTGTCGCAGAGCATCCTAAGGACAGTTAGGCGGGCCATGATCTCCCCTTGGGCTTCACCCCCAGCAGCGTTGTAGTGCCTCCAGAGATCAAAGCCCCTACCTGACTTGCCTATGGCGTCGTGGATCTTCTTGAGCAGATCACTGGAAATGCTCTTGTATGCCTTAGCCCCGGAGACATCAAAGGGGACCGGCACCAGCGTGTTGACCACCTCGGGTAACTGGTCCTGAATGTCCTCACGGGTCTTGCGAATCATTACATCGGACAGACTGTCATGGAGGGTGTTGAGGTTCCGGTACTTGACCGCCTTACCCCACGAATCCCTGACGATGAAGGTCCGGTCAAACAAGGTGAACCCACCAAGTATTGAAGGGTCAACGAACTCCATGATGGAAAACAGTTCCTCGGGGCGGTTCTCAATAGGCTGACCAGTGAGGGCGTACCTGTATGGCACCGTCTTGCCAATCCTCTTGAGGAACCGTGACCGCTTTGCTGATGGGGACTTGATCAGTGTGGCCTCGTCTATGACCATAGCGTCAATACGAATACGATCAAGGTACTCTAAGTCTCGTTGCAGCATCTCCACGTTCACGACCACGTACTTGCACGAGATGGCTGCCCGCCACAGGGTCTCACGAGCCTTGGGCGCTCCATCTATTACGACGGCACGGGAAGTAGTGAAGCGATTGATCTCAGACAACCACTGGTACTTCAATGATGACGGTACAACTATCAATGCCCTAGAGATGTCGTCCTTCTCAAACATGGTCTCCAAGGTGGCTATGGTGGTCGGAGTCTTGCCCGCCCCCATGACCATGCAGAGCATCATCTGCCCACGGTCACACATGGTCTCGTAGGCTTCTTCTTGGAAGGGATACAGAGTGCCTGTGAATGCCATCACAACCACCAAGGGAGGGCTGACACACCAGTCAGTGCCTCCTCTAGTTCATCGTTCGTCATGTCACCAATGTCTTTTGCATTCGTATGTTCGTAGCGCAGGAAGTTGATTCCACCTCGTGGCCTCGGACAATCCCGAGCAACCCTCTCGGCAGCACAGATCCCTGCTTTGTCGTTGTCAAGCGCTATTACTATAGTATCAGCCCAGCGAGACATAAGATTGAGTTGGTAGGTGCTCACATGGGCACCAAACGACGCCAGTCCGTGGGTTAACAGACCGGGACGTAGAGACGCCAGTCGTACCACGTCCAGCGGTGACTCCACCAGAACTGCTACCTGTGCCTTGAACCTCTCAATACCAAACAGGGTGTGTGACTTGGGCACACCTGTCGGGACATTACGAAAGTACCCCTTACCCTTAGCCTGCCAACCCCAGAGGTCTCCTGTTGAAGAAATGATAGGGATGATCCAGTGGCGTGGCTGTGGGTCCCACCGGATACCAAACCTCTGGGCAACAACAGGGTCTATGCGACGGTACTCCAACAACTGCTCGGGTACCGGCACGAACTTGCGATAAGTTGAGAGGTCCACCGATGGCTGGGCCTCTGCCGGGTCAGGGGTCCCCGCCTTTAAGCGCTCCAGTCCGCTACTGATTATGTATTCATTGACGAGCACCGCCTCGTCACTACTATCCGTGAGTTGTAGTACCAGTTGGGGCAGGTTCCCCTTGGCTCCGCATGAATAACATATCCATAAGCCTGAATAAAGATTCATCGACCACGAGGGGCTTCGATCTTCCTTACCCACCGTCAGGTGGTGTACTGGGCAGCGCCCACCCACCTCAGTGTCCCCAACTGTTGTAATGGCAACCCCAAGCCGCTCTAGTACGGCAACGAGTTGATCACCAGTCGCTGTATCCATCTGCCTG